GAACAATACATACACAGTGAAAACAACAGACATGGGTAATATTCCAAGTCGTCAGAGCTTGAGTGAAATTCTCAAGCCCAGAGCAGACAATGGTGATGACAACGGCAACAAGCCGCCAAATCCATTCCCAGACACCAGACCTGGACAAAGATCGAGTTAAACAATGCAACAATTTTTTTACGACGAACAAATACGTCGCTTTCTATTACAGTTTACCAGGATATTTTCTGGCTTCCAAGTTGAGTACGGACGTCAAGAAAACTCTGATGCGGCTGCATTGCTGAGAGTCCCTGTGCGCTATGGTGATGCCAGTCGTAATGCACAAACAATCATACAAGAAAACTCAGCAAACTTTTTGCCTGCTACACCCATGATGACCTTTTATATTTCTGGCCTGGATTACGATCGTCCCAGAATGCAAGAGCCGTATCATGTGAGCAAACGCACTATTCGTCAACGCACATACGACCCAGACACAGAAACTTATGAAACCACACAGGGCAATGCATTCACTGTTGAACGCTTAATGCCTGTACCTTACAAGTTGACCATTACTCTGGACATTTGGACCTCAAACACCAATCAAAAGTTTCAGATCCTGGAGCAGATTCTCACACTGTTTAATCCTGCACTAGAAGTACAAAGCACAGACAACTTCTTGGATTGGACATCACTCAGTGTGGTTGAGCTTGAATCCACGCAATGGACCAGTCGTACTATACCTATCAGCACAGAAAATCCCATTGACATTTGCACGTTGAGATTTAACTTGCCTATCTGGATCAGCTCACCTGCCAAGGTCAAGAAACTGGGCATTATTGAGCGTGTGATTGCCAGCATGTACGATGCCCAAGGCGACTTTGTGGATGCTATTATCAACAATGACTTGTTGTTGGGCACAAGACAAAAAATCACACCATACAATTATGCTGTGGTTGTGATTGGCAATCAAATTCAGTGTTTACAACAACAATTGATAGTGCAAGAGCCCACCAACGACGAACTGGCTGCTACCACTGTTGTGAGCGACAGTACGCTGTTGTGGCCAGCTGTGATTGGCATGTATGGTGTTTTGCGTCCAGGCATTAGTCAAATTAGGTTGGATCAAGATGATGGTAGCCAGGTGATTGGTACCATTGCGGTAAACCCCAATGATGAAAGATTCTTGATATTCAACATTGACGCCGACACTGCACCTCAGAATAGTTTGCCAGCTATCAACGCAGTGATAAATCCATTAGCAAGTGGCCCTGGTCAAGGACTGCCGGCCGCAGCCGCAGGACAACGATATTTGTTGACCGAAGCTACTGGCGCTGAAGACAACTCAGCGCCTGCCACAGCCTGGGTTGGTGCCAGTGGAAGACCACTAGTGGCCAGCGCAAACGACATCATTCAATATGATGGTGCAAGATGGGACGTGGCGTTTATTGCTGACACCCAAACTGAAATACAGTTTGTTACAAATTTAACAACTTCAATACAATACAAATGGACGGGCGCAGAATGGATAAAAAGCTATCAAGGAGTGTACCCCGGAGGGGACTGGAGTCTGGTCCTGTAAATGCCGTAGGTGTTTGGTTTCGTAGCAATCAAACTGCTAGATATTTGTACTTACTACGTAACGATTCCAAACATCCCGGTGCCTGGGGTTTACCAGGCGGCAAAGTAGAATCTGGCGAAACCTTGCTGGGTGGCATGGAACGAGAATGTATTGAAGAGCTTGGCAGTTTTCCCACATACCAAAAACTAATTCCCATAGAAAAATTCACATCAGCAGATGGCGACTTTGTGTATCACACGTTTGTTTGTGTTGTGGAGTCAGAGTTTGTGCCTGTGCTAAATGACGAACACCTGGGCTATGCCTGGATAGATTCGGGCACATGGCCAAGACCCATGCACCCTGGCTTGTGGTCAACTGTGAATATGGAAGCTGTACAAGACAAGATCCTGCGTGTGGAGCAGGACCTTGCTCGTTGATGTTAGGCCTGTGATTCCTGGAACTGCAACTGCACCTCGCCCACTGGGCTTGACTGTGTTGTCAACGCAGTGACCTGAATAGCCAGCAACTCTGGACCATCTGGATACACGCCTGTTCCTGGCACAGCACTGGTACCAATCTGTTTGACTGAACTCAAGTCCAACACACCAGCATTGGTTGTGGAGATTGGAATGGCAAACAAGCGTTCTCCGCCCACAATCTCAGTTGTAATCGCAGCAATAGTCAAGGCCAAATCGTTCCCTGGAGTTGATCCGCCTATAACATTACCCAGAACTTTCACTGTGTCTCCCACAGCATATCCAGTACCTGCATTCTGAATTGTGATCTGTGTAGTTGAGTTGGTGTATACGGTACCTGTTGGAGTCAACTGCACAGTGACGTTGGCGTTGGCTCCTGAACTTACCACGTTGGTCAGGCTCAATCCTGCAAAGGTTCTAATGGCAGTGCCTGAGAATGTGGCCTTGGTTCCTGACTTGGCGAAACCACCTGTGGATCCAAACAGTGATGATGTCACACCGCCTGTGGTCTCACCGTTGTAACGTGGAGAAGTGGAGAACTGTGAGAAGCTAGGCTGGAACCCACCACCGGTGTTGTTGAGTCCTGAGAAGGTTGTGTTAGTAGCGTCAATGTTTGACGGATTCAAGATACCTTCAACCAAGTAACGTCCTGCGCTTACCTGCACAGTCATGTTGGCCAAGGTCAACTGCGCACGATTGATCAGTTCACGTTCGCCTAGATTACCAATAATACCATTGCTGACTGACGGGCTCAATCGCATGACGAACACAGTTTGTTTGGCACCAATCACACCTGGCAAACCATAGTTGGTACGGTTGAATGTAAACTGATAACCTTCGTCGTTGTCAAACTGGCCGTCCATGATAACCGCTGAACCCCAGTGGTTGACCAGTGGAGTACATGTGTTGGATACCAGTATCACACCAGTGTTGTCTGAGTGAGCAGCGGCTGCGCTGGATGTAAAGCTACGGCTTGCGCCGTCAGTCCACTGTGTGAATGTAGCGGCACGTGTGACACCTGTTAGGGTGTTGCCTGCTTTGCCTGAATACTTGATCATTTCTGAATCAATCATACAGAACACAGGGTATGTTACACTTGCGTTTGGATAGAATGTAGCATCACGCAACGGGATTGTTGTTTGAATGTCAGTAATAGCACCATCTAGGCTTGATACTGGTGTTTCGTTAATGGCTTCGTAACGACCTGGCAAGTTACCTGAACGCATGTAGGCTTCGTTGTTCAAGTTATTGTTGGGTCTACGATGTGCCATAATAAACGCACCATCTTGTCCACGAACCATCCACTGTACATAACCAGCACCGTACCATGAGTATTCAACTCCCAACATCTGCATCTTTGTTGGGTCAATTGTGTAACCAGATACGCCTGTGCCATCTAGTGGATCAATGTTGAAGTTGGGCTGTGTCACACGAATTTCGTTGCGCAGGGCCATCTTAACACGAGTCAAGTTTTCAACACCACGGAATGTTGGCACCACCGTCATACGGTTGTTGTCCAGCACAGATGTCACAGTGTGTGTCATACCTTGTATGACCACTGTGTCGCCGTTGTTGAGTTGATCTTGGAATCGGCAAGTTCCGTCACCTGTTACCAAGTTTGATCCTGTACCAACTGACACAAATCCAGCCAACTGCTGTGTGCTTGAACGTTGTACAACGTTTAGACTTTGGCCGCTGTCCTCCCAGAACAATCCGTTTTGATCGTCAAATATACCAGCACGAATACTAGCACCGTGCCATGCTGTTACGTTAACACGTGGTTGTTGTCCCAGTTCAGGATTCACAGAACCCAGAGTGTTTTGTGCTTCAACTACAAACGCTATATCGCTACCAATGCTGGTTACAGTGTAGTTAGTGTCGTCATATCCCGAGGTGGTTACACCGCTGATTTGAATCACTGCGCCGGCGTTCAGGCCGTGCTCAATATCTGTGGTTACTGTGATATTGCTACCTGCCGCTGTGCCTGATGCTGCCAGGGCAACAATGTCAAATGTTGGTTGCAACATTGTACCTGATGTGAACAAGATACCTTTACCAGATTGATAACGGAAGTATTTCTTTGTTTGACGTACAGCACTTGCGCCACGTGTGGGAGTTCCTGGTCCAAGGATAACACCGCCGTCAAACGGTCTTGGCAAGAACACAGCATTACTGCGCACGTTCACTGTGCCCGTAATTGATCCACTTACGGCTGCACCTGTTTTGGCCAAGTACGTGAATGTGGTTGTACTTGGAACTTCTGTAGCAAAGAAACTGCCTGTAGCATACGAAGCATTTGTGCCTGCTGATAGTGCAATAATCATTGGAGTACCAGGCACAAGACCGTGAGCATAACGTGTGGTCACTGTGATTGTGCTTGGATTGCCGCCATCGCTGGTGATACTTAACACATCAAGGTCAGCACCTGTATATGGAAAGGCTTGACGCACAATTGAGTCAATTTGGTTGAGTGGATATCCCACTGCTGTGCCAGTAGTTCTTGGTGGGTAGTAGGCAAAATTGTTGTCGTTGGCGTAGTAAACATAACTCACACCTTCGGCATTGCTGTTGGCTTGATTTTGATTGCTCACATAATCTGTAGCAACAAGTCCATGATCATCAGCATTAACTGCAATCTGTGGAATATCAGCATTGCCAGTTGCGTTAAAAATACCAGTCATACGTATCACAGGAGATCCTGCACCGGCGGCTGTGAGTGCTGTGGTACTAAATTGTCCACGAGCAATGGTCTGTGTGCCATTGACTGCGGTGTTGATTGAGCTCATGTTGACCAATTCAACGTTGCCACTGAGTTTCTGGAATACTGAGCCTGCTACAAATGCATTAGCAGGAGTAGTATTGTACCATCCACGTGTTAATTGCAATGTGGTAGCATCAGTAACTTCATAAATTTGCGCAACTTCAAGACTGCTCACTGCAAAAACGCCATTGCCAATTGTGATATTGGCGCTGCCTGCATTTGTGTTGTTTACTTGACGAACAACTGTCAACGCATTTGTTGAAACGTTGGTAACTGCCATGACTTCATACACGTTGGCTGTGTTAGTTTGCACAATAATGTAACTACCATCACTAATACCAGCGGCAGCTACGTTGGCACAGTTAACTGTGGTTGTGCCTGTACTGGTAATGTTGGCCACAGCAAGTGTTGTACCGCCTGTGCCTGGATTACCAATAATAATAATATTGTCACCAGCACTAAAGTTTGTGGTGCTTGCCACAGTAAATGTACGTTCTGCAGAACTGTTGATATTTGCTGTTAGATAGTTGCTGTAGAAAGGCGTTGTGTTACCTTGTGTTTGACTGATCATCAATGCAAAGTCGTTGGCTACCCATTGAGGCGAGCCTGGGTTTTGCAATCTAACTGACGTGTCTGAATTGCTGGTGATTGGATCATCGCCTGCAATCAAACTAACATAGCCGTTGGTGTTGATTGTGATGTCTGCGCCAATATCCTCATAAAACGCAGGAATATTTTGAATAGTACTTACGTTCTGCCACTTGGTGTTTTGCAAGCCGTATTCAAAGTCAGCGTCAATTAGCGACTGTGGATTTGATACTCGAGCGCGACCAATGGCGTCTGTGCCAAAAGCCCAAGGTATTGTTTCTAAACTAGAGTACTCAACGTAAATGGCCAACAAGTCATTGGCATTCATCAAACTGGTGTCCCAGTCTAGGCTCAGTGTGGTCACGCCAGCATAGGCTGTGGGAAAATCCACAGTGGGTGTGGCAGTAAATGCCACTGTTCCACCTTGTGCGGTGTCACCAAAGTTGTAGATCGATATCTGATCTGTGGTGTTATAAATGGCCAAAAAGTCCTCTAGGTTGATACGTCCAGGAACCTTGATTGTGCCAGCACCGCTAACTCCCGGTGTGAACACATAATTATTTAATCTTTGTCTTGCCATTTCTTAAACTCCAAATATGATTTGATTAGCTGTCAACGTTGCTCGAGTGTTCGTTGAAAACTTGCTGTAACTGATTGTACCATTTACAATCTTGCTGTCGGATACGGTATTATCGCTAGGTGTGCCAGTATATAGTGTGTCGCCCATGAGTATGCCAAAGAACGGTGTCAACGCAGCCGGGGCTGTTACAAAACTTATTGTTGATCCAGAGATACTGTAATCAACTCCGGGATTTTTGACCACATTATTTAGACTCACCATCATGGTATAAACAGTAGGAGGCGCAAAACCTACTCCTGCAACAGTGATTGGAAATGTAGTTTGGGTGCCGTCAAACGCCGGCGTGTCCATGTATCTATATTGTCCAATCTGCGGTGTATTACCCAAATAAGCCATTTGTTTTCCTTATAGTCTGCCAACCACAACTTCAATTGTGCCTGACTCTCCGTTGAAA